CAACACCACGACCAATACGGGAATTATACCAACGCGCATCTTGAGCAGCAGCAGGAATGCTTAACATAGCAGCATCACCCTCAAATTTAACTTTACGCTCAAGACGATTAGCCACGGCACGATCAGACCAAGTTTTAGCTGTTTCCGCTTTAGTCTTATCAATTTGCTCCTTAAGCAATTTAAGTTCCTGTTTTTGACGAACAGCAGCGAGGGCAGAAGAAGCACCTTCTGCCATTTGAGACATTTCACCAACTTGCGGAGCCATAGAACCAGCAGCAGCACCAGCACCAGAATTAGCAGAAAGAACCGGATTGAGACCAGCTTTTTTAAGATCAGCAACTTCCCATTGGTGTTGATTTTGCAGCGTTTCCTTTTGAAAGTCGCGATTAATCTGTGCTTCACGTGAAGAAGCTTCATTTTGAGCCTTAGCAGAAGATTTACCAAAGATACCACCAATAATAGGGGCAGCAACAGTAGCAGCGGCAGCGAAAGGAAACGGCATACTACCTCACAAGATTAAGAAAAGGCACAGGCTGATTAATTTTAGTGCCATCAGCACAATCGACCTTTAATTGAACATCAGGCATGCGAGAACCACCAAACATAGTGCAAGCGCTAAGCGCAATTACAAGACTTAACCCGAGCATGCCAATCACGAAGTACCTTACGCCAAGCAATTTTTTCAACTTCTTCATACCAACCAAAAATATACGCACTAGCATCCTGCTCAGTGAGATTAATGCCGTAAGAAGCGAAACGAGCAATTTCATAGTCAATATTACCTTTATCTAGCCATGGGACATACGGAAATACGCGCCCGCGCATAGGACAACCAGCATTATGACGCATTTAAAACCTGTTGTAAATACCTGGCACAGAGTACATAGGCATCGGGCGAGACCAAATAGCATCAAGATAAAAATCACCAATAAACGGCGCTTCCGTAGTAACCGCAGAAACACGCTCTATAGGCGTATTACTTTCAATCCAAGTAGCTGAAAGCGTAGGCAGCGTAGAAAATTCCTCAGCCAAGTGATAAACATCAAGGGAAGTGGCGTTTGTAGAACGAAGCGTGCCAGAGACGCGCGAATAGCCATACTTCATATCAGAGTTACGCTCTTGATAGCCAAAGACATCATCATCCGCAGTCGTGCCTTGTACATAAATTTCCTGATTAAGAACCGCTTGTTCAGAAAGATTAGCAAGAGCAGGAAAATAAAAATCATACCTAGTGTCAAGATAGAACATCCGATGATTGCCTTGCTGATACGTAAGATCAGCACGCACATTCACAAGGATCATAAAGGCAGAATGCTCTACAAAGGAGGTAAGAAAGCGAAAAGCTTCAGAACCAGCAGACGCCAAGTTAGCAGCGATTTTGCCTAAATACTCAGTACCAGAAGTCTGAGAAGTTTGAACCATCGGCGAAACGTGCATAGGATAGGAACCAAGACGAATAATTTCAGTACGCTGAGCACGATAGTCCGGAACAGTTACACCGAAATGAGAGTTAACCAACTCAATAAAACGCGTACCGCCGCGAGCATCTTGCATAAGCAATTGCTGCAATGCATAAGCCTCAAAAAAACTATTAAGAGTAAAAGCGGCAGACGCCGTCATATCCGCGACAAGAGCCGCGCTAGGAGTAGCAGGAGCAGGAGAAGCAGCTGCATACCCTTGATTAGCATCAGAAAAAATAGGCGTAGGGTCGCCAGTATTGTCCAAAACAGTATAATAAGTAGTAGACGTATTGGCGGCATCAAACATAATGGGGGCTGTACCACCTAAAGAAATTTCCTCAGCAGTACCTTTTTGCAGCCAAGGAAGGCAAGATGTAAAGTAATCATGGCGCTTGTTACGCTTCTTTAAGACGTAGTCAGTAACAGTATCAGGACCATCATCAACATCTTGAACAATTGAATTTTGTAAGTTTTGATCGCGTATCCAATCATTGTAAAACCTATTGTATTGACGGCCAAAATAATTATGCACAGTGTAATCAGCCACATCAGGAGTAAGACCGATGTAATCTTGCAGCGCACCAGAAAGACCAGCAGTCGTAACAGAGGTCCAATCAGTGGGGATAACGAAACCAGTAGTCGCAGGAGCCGTTATTTTAGGCGTAGAATAATCAATACTATCATTTGGATTATCACGTTCACCCATCATTTTAACAAAATTCGTTTGTAAAAGGCGAAGCGGCGTTTTAATAGCGAAAATATCAAAATAAAGATTATCCATTAAAGGAACATCAAGAGGAGCCTTAAGGCGAACAATCCAACTAAGCTTCGCGTTAATCGTATCAGCGGGATACGCAACATCGCAGAAAATAGGGATCATATAATCCGCGGGAAAATCAGTAATGTGCCGCATCGGACGGCGAAACTGGGAACGAGGTATATTAGCTTGCGGGCGATCAGAGTAAGACTTTTGAAGAACAGTAGGAAGGGAATTTTGAAGGAAACCATCCATTTTAAAAACCTCTTAAGCTAATATTAGAAATTTGAGAGCCTTTTAACGCCTTGCTCAGGGCGTGCCCAAGTGTGCAGTGGGCTTAAAGGCTATCTACTCTAGCCTTTTCAAACATAAAAGATTTTTGCTCATCAGTCAAGCGAACATCATCACCCGAGACAATAATCTCACGTTCGATAGGAACTATTTGCCCCGTTTGATCGTTCCAGTAACCAATATGGTAGAGAGTAAAATGCTCAGGATGGTCCGCTAAAAGGGACTCACCGGGACGAGCATTGTTGACGGCAGTAGTAAAGTCACGCTTAGCCGCCAGTAAAGTAGGAGAAACGCGAGGTACAGTAAAGGTATTAGTAATACGGTCGCGCATTGTGACAAGGACAGGCAAAGAGCGCTCAACTTTTGCGCCATTTGCTTCATGGATAGCAATTTCAGCATGATTATCGCGAGCCTCATAGTCAGGGGTTTCAATATTCATTATAAATCCTCTCTTGTTAGCATGTTAAGTTGGGCATCCGAAATGGCTTTGCGTACCGCTAGCCGCTCGGGTGTATTCTCAATAGCAAGTTCACGAGCCTTTTGCAAGCGTTTATTTTTGACACGCTGCAACATATGAGGATCAATATCCTCCATTAACTTATCATAATAGCGCGGTACAGAATGTTTTTGACCATTAAAAACAATATAATCATGGGGATAGACTTCTCGCCAATACTCTTTTAACCAACGAGCGCCGACACCATCACGGCGAGACATAGTCGTGTATTCTTTATCAACATTATGTATAATGCCTGTATTAACATCAAGGCGCTGATAAGGAAGAAGGCCGAACCTATCCGGTTCATCAACCAATTTTCCATTAAGCTTTTTAAGAACGTAACGAGCCGTATAAGCAGCAGACTTATAAGTCAAATGACCAAATGGGGCAAAACCATTGCCCCATAGTTTTTCAAGCGTAGGAGAGGTATATAAGGGGTTTCCCTGCTTATTCGTTTTATAAAATTGCATATCATCAAAAGCGCAATTAAACAGGCACATATGATAATGGGGACGGCCGACAGACGGATAAAATACTCGGCACTGGCACTTATTTAAGCCAGATTTAGACTTACCGCACACACGACAACATTCTCCATACTCACCACAATGAAAAAAGCGAATAGGATTAATACCATCAGCACCTTTATATTTAAAATGCTGTCGCAGCTTTTTCATGAACAACTGAATATCACGAACATCGACAGAATATTTAGAGAGCCATTCAATGGGCGTATAATCGCCCATATGCCAAATAGTACGATCATAAAATACATTGCGTGCCTTATCTTCGCGAAAGCGACCACGCTTATGTAATTTACTTTCCGAGAATGTAAGAGTTACAAATAGATTATAATCATAATAATGGGCCTCATGCATAGAACGCAGAGCCCATTCCTGAGACATCTTCATCCGACAGCCCGTACATTGACCACAATCAACCAACATAGGCTTATCAAGCAAAGCCTTAGCGGGACTGAACACAACAGAGCGTTTACCGGACGCGTTTTTAGAGCGACTTAGCCAGCCGCGATTAGGAAAGAAGCAGGGCAAGGCTTCATCCTTTTATTAGATACGGAAACCACCACGCTGGGGACGCGGTTTAAAGTTCAACTTATTCGGCATAGCGCCTTTAGTGAACTGCCTTTTAGAGTTCTTAGGCTTCATCGGTTTACGATATTTACTCACGTAAATCACCTCCTCTCCAGAGTTTACTGCCAAAACCTTGGCGGTTTATGTCAGTGGGCCCAGTTACATCTAGAGTTTACTGGGCCCACCTGCAAACGTCAAGCGTTTGCAGGCATACGCGCTACGCGCGGTAATGGGGCGCTGCCCCAAACCCCGACACACTTCTATTACACTTTTTTTTCAAGGACATAAGAAAAGAGCCCCTTGCGGGGCTCTAAGCTAACACGGAGGGATCAGTTACTCGGCAGGAGGATTTTCCGACTCAGTGTTCACAACTTGAACTTGAACAGGATCAGGAGCCGGAGAAGGAGGATTAATAAGACCTAACTCGATCGCCTTTTCCTTATTTTCTGGCTTTTCAAGAAATTTAACCATTTCAAGAGGCGAATTTTTAAAGAACTGCCTTGTATTGGAAGGAAGCTCATCAAACGACGCTTGGGTATCAGTTACAAGGCGAACCGCATCAAAATACGAGTCAACCGCCGGCAGATCACCGGAAAGCGGTTTTTTGGAATTATAAATATCAACAGCACCGCGAGCGCGTGCAACAAGCAACCTTTTAATACAAGTACGAGACTTATCAGACTGTTTAGTCATACCATCAGGACGATCGATAGTAACAACTTTTTTGCGGTAACGCAGAACCTCGCCAGTCTCGGGACAAACAACCGGCACACGCTCAAAAGAGCGTGATTTTAACATTTCATCAGCAGATATAGGTTCTTGCAGATTTTCAACAATTTCAGATAATTCAGACATATAAACTCCTTTATCTAGTCCAACTTTGATTATCAAATTTAGTTGATTGAGGGGTAATAATAGTAGAAGGAACACGCTGAGCCTTAGCTGAATGCTTACCATAAACCAAGCCAGCAGCACCAGCACCAAGCGCACCACCGACAGATTGAATTACACGGCCAGCAGCATCAACACCACGACCAATACGGGAATTATACCAACGCGCATCTTGAGCAGCAGCAGGAATGCTTAACATAGCAGCATCACCCTCAAATTTAACTTTACGCT